GCCGGTCGTCAGCACGTTGACATTGATCAGCCAGCGGAGCGATCCATCACGGAAACGTGCGAGCAGTGCCGCCCGTTCCTCATCCGGCGTTTCGCCACAGATGAACCCGGCCGGCTCGCGTGTCTGCGATTCGATTTCATAGGTCACGCTCATGCCATGAATCACGCCGGCAGAGAACACGAGCACGCTGCGGCGATCCGATGCCAGTTCAGTGAGTTCGTTCACAGCATTGGCGACCAGTTGTGTATCGCCGTTGAACGCCTGCTCCATTTCATCGGCCACAAACTCGCCGCCACGGACATGCACGCCGCTCAGGTCAGCTGCATGCTCGGCTGACTTGCTGCGGAGTCGGCTGAGGTAACCGCGATCAATCAGGTCACTGACCGGCACCTCATAGCAGATGCGGTTCAGGAAGTGTTCCGGCTGGCAGATCAGCCCGGTCGTTGTCCTGTACGGAGTCGCCGTGAGCCCGATCACTCGTGTTTTCGGATTCAACTCGAGCAATGCGGTCAGCAGCGTGCGGTACATGCCCTCACCGCTGAGCGGGATCAGATGAGCTTCATCGACCAGCACCAGATCGAACGCACCGAGTGCGTCTGGCTTGCGGTACGCAGACTGAATGCCTGCCACGATGACCGGCTCATCGGTATCACGCCGTTTCAGTCCGGCTGAATGCACGCCGACTGCGATCTCAGGACAGATCGCCGCGAGTGTGCCGGCAGTCTGTTCGAGCAGTTCTTTCACATGCGACAGCACCAGCACGCGGCCGCCCCACTGCTGCACCGTGTCACTGCAGATCGTCGCGATCACCAGTGTTTTGCCGGCTCCTGTCGGCAGCACGATCGCCGGATTGTCAGACTCACTGAACAGATGCTGATACGCCGCCTGGATCGCTTGCGTCTGGTAGTAACGTGGCTCCATTGGACACTCTCTCAATCAGTGGTGGTACACTTGCGAGCGGAACGATCAGCAGCCATTCCCGCCCGTTTTTCCGATGCAGCACAATCGGCACTTCTCCATCTGCGGCATCGCGTTTCGCCTGCTCGACTGCCGGATACAGTCGGAGCGATTCGACTCGTTTCACTTCAACGTGCAGGCCCGGCACTGTCACGACGTCTTTGCCTTCGGTGCCGTCGTACTGCTGCCCGCGGCGAGCCGGCAGCCCGAGCACTTCAGTCAGTGCCCGTGCCGCTTCCCGCTCGCCGCGTTTGCCTTTTTCGCGGGAATGTTTACCGGTCAAACGGTGCTCCCTTGGCTGCCGTCCAGACTGCCTGTGCGGGCTCGTCTGTGGCACTGTCGAAGCCCTTGATCGCGTTGGCATCCTCGCCTGTGTCGTTGCGTTTGCGAGTCACCACCGTGATCGTCAGCGGCTTATCGTGCAGGTCGGCAGAATCATCCGGCTGCATCACTCCGACTGCGTGGCAGATGCTGCTGAGCGTCTTCTGTGCGATCTCGACTGCCTGCGGATTCGGATTGTCCAGATTCAGATTCTCAAACAGCTGCCGGCCTTTGTGCTCGCCGTCCACGATCTGCAGTGTCAGTCGCAGGTACGATCCGTTTCCGGATTGCGTTTTGCGTTCCTCGCTGGCACTGATCACCGCGGTATATCGGCCCGGTGGCAGCGGTGTGAATTTCGTCTGCGGTGCGATCTGTTCGGCATCAAATCCTGTGAGCTTCATGATGGTCCTTTGCTGAGTGTGGTGGTGGTGGTCAGACGATAAAACTGATTTAGATTTCGCGGCGATCAGAACAGCGATGCCTGCTTGAGCGATTCTTCCGCAGCGGTCAGATTCTTCACGGCGATCCGGTAATAGCTCGGCTTCAGTTCCATGCCGACAAATCGCCGGCCGGCTTTGATCGCGACATGCCCTTCGCTGCCGATGCCGGCGAACGGAGAGAGCACCGTATCTCCGGGATTGCTCCACAACTGCACGCAGCGTTCGATCACATCCAGCTGCAGCGGGCAGATGTGTCGCTCATCTTCCTCATCGCGTGCCGTTGTGTACTGCAGCGTCCGTGACGGATTGATATCCATCCAGACCGGCGATGCGTATTTCTGCCAGATGTCGATGCTCAGTCTGCCTTCGCTGCGAAACATCGACTGATCACCGACAAATCGATCCAGTTCGCCTTCTACGGGCTCCGCATTCTCGCCCGGCTTCCTGAATGTCACGACATAATCTGGAATCCCCTGGCGGCTGATCGTTGAATCTTTGCAGACCTGTTTGTGCAGCAGGCCGATCGCTTTCGTACGCTGCATTGCAGTCACAGGATCCTTCCAGATACAGACTTCACTGTGATAGACAAATCCGCTCGACCTGTAGCCGCGAATGATGTCTCCCCGGAAATCCTGAATCCCGATGTACCCGTGATGGCTTTTTGTTGTCGGAAGATTCATACAGTGCACGCTGACATTCCGGCCCGGTTTCATCACGCGGATCAGTTCCTCAATCAGGAACTGAAACTGCTGCCAGAACTCGTCGTACGTGCGGACGTTTCCCATGTCGCGTTCGGAATTGGAATAGGTATACAGCGATGCGAACGGTGGCGAGAACACGCAGAAATCAATCGAGTCATCCGGCAGTCCGCGGAGTGCTTCCACACAATCCGCATTGATGCAGGTCCACAGTTCCGTCTGCTGCTGGTCGATTACTTTTTCAGCCATGCCGGTATCTCCATGTCGGTTGTTGGTTGATAGGATTTGTCGCTGCGGCGTGTTGATCGAATCTGTGCCTCAGACAGTTCTGACATTGCCGCCGCGATGCCTTGAAACATCGCTGTGACTTCGCGTTCCTTGCGTCTGAGATTCAGCACCACCGGCAGTTCCTCTTCGCTGGCGACCGTGTGCACCTGCACAGTCTGCGTCTGCCCGAATCGCCAGAACCGGCGGATCATCTGATACCACTGCTCAAACGAATCGGTCGGAAAAACGATCGTGCGGGCACAGTGCTGCCAGTTCAGACCGAACCCGCCGATCTTCGGCTTTGTGATCAGCGTGCTGATCTCGCCGCGAGTGAATGCCGCCAGCCGTTCTTCCTTCTCATCGACCGAATGCCGGCCGGCGACTTCCACGGCACCGGGTATGATCCGGGCGAGCGTTTCGCCTTCGATGTTCAGGTTGCACCAGATCACGCACGGCGTTGACTGGCTGCCGGCGATCTCGGCTGCACGTTCGCAGCGTGCCTGCAGGCTGTCACGGCGTGCTGCTCTGCGATCCGCCAGCGTTGATGCACCGGTCGCGAACAGCTGCCCGCGGCGAGCGGTGGCCGGCACAATCTGATCGTGATATTCGATCTCTGGCAGGTCGTACCCGTGACCGCTGTAGCCGATGTCAGACGGTTTCCTGAGCATCACGCACCAGGACGACATCCACTGCCAGAACAGATCGCGGGCATGTCCCTTGAGTCTCCACTTGGCTGTCTCGCCGCCATCGTGAACGAAAAACGTCGAGAGCATTTCCGCCCGGCTCATCACTCCCAGGAACTGCGACTGATTCCCCAGTTCCATGTGATCATTCGGGCTCGGTGTCGCTGACCAGGACTGCCGGAACGGGATCGATGTCCAGTGTTCCAGCAGCGTGCCGCGAGTCTTGCCGTCAACACTTTTCAGAATGCTGCCTTCGTCGAGAATCAGACCGCCGAACTGATCCGGCTCAAACAGATGCAGCCGCTCATAGTTGGCGATGTTGATTCCCGGTCGCACATCGGCAGCCGATCTGCAGACTGTGACATCCGCTGCGATGCTGAATTTGTCGGCTTCGCGTTTCGTCTGCTCGGCGACTGCCAGCGGTGCGAAGATCAGCACCGGCATCCCTGTGTGCTCTGCGATCAGTCGTGCCGATTCCAGTTCCTGCAGACTCTTTCCCATCCCGCAATCTTCGTATCCGCCGAAGCGGCCGCGGATGCATGCCCAGCGAACAATCTGAGCCTGCCAGTCAAACAGATTTGCATTCAGTTCGCCCGGCTCGAAACCGCTCGGCGAATCCGCCAGCGTCTTCGCTGCGATGAACTCCTCATACCGTGTCGGCTGCATGTGGTGGTACTCCGTCAGAATGCCTGGGATGCCTTCGCGAAATCAGAAAACGACAGCGGCAGTTCATCCGGCAGGCTGCAGCGGTTTTTCGCGGCATGGCTCGGCCGCTCGCTGGTATGGATGACACGCTCACCGGTGCCGATCCCGATCGTGCGTTTCGCGAATCCTTCGCCAGTCGTCTTCTGGAATACCTTGTAGGAGCAGAACAGAACCTCATCGGAGAATTCCTGCATGTGCTCGGCTGCGAGTTTGTGCAGTTTCGGTGCGTACCTGTCGTACGGCTCGCCGTCCGGCGGAGCGAATTTGCTGATCCGTGCATGAGCGATCATGATCGCTGTCATGCCGTGTTCGGTTCGCAGATAGTTCAGTGCGTTGCACAGCCGGCCCCAGTGTGCCAGAGCAAACGTATAGCCTTTCGCGTATCCGATATCTTCGATCGATTTCACATCGCGTTCGTCGGCGACCTTGCGATGGATCAGACGTTCCAGCCAGTCCAGCGAATCGATCACCACAGTTTTGTATTTGTGTTTTTCGGTGCTCAGTGCCGTGAGATGCTCGAAGAATTCATCGAGCGTGCTGCTGAGCGGAAATGATGCACAGTCGATATCCGCCAGCCCGTCTTCAGTCGGCAGAAAAATCGGTTTCGGAGCACCGGCTGCGAACGTGCTCTTGCCAATCCCCTGCACGCCGTAGATCAGAATCCTTCGCGGCGTTTTCTGTTTTCCTGTCGTGATGTTTTCCAGCGTCATGACTGCTCCTCGGTTGTGGTGGTGGCGGTGGTGGTAATTCTTCGGACATCCAGATCACCGGCAGCGGTGATCACGACTCGATACATCACGCCATCGACCTCGTGATGCTCTCGTGTGGCTGGCAGTTCACTGATGCACTGCCGCAGGTTGTGGCAGGCGTTTTCCAGATGTTCAGTCGCTTCTGCAGCTGCTTCCGTGCTCGCTTTCCAGTCCCTGATGCAGGCTCTGATCTGACTCACTTTTTTGTTACTCCAGTTCAATCAGGATCGGTTCTTCATATCGAGACGGCCAGACGTTTGACCGCTCACACTCCAGCAGTTCCGCGACTGCAACGGCATTTTCCCGGCTCGCTCGTTCCAATGCCTGATCAGACGGCCGGAACAGTCCGCAGCGGTACGGCTCACACTTTTCTGATGCTACGATCGCGACCAGATCGACATCAGCACCAGCTGCGTTGGCGACATCGCGATAGAACGCGAGCTGATGCACGTACCCGAACTTCGCCGCCGATGCCAGGAACGAATCGAGCCCGCGAGTTGTTTTCAGATCGACGATCAGCCCGCCGTCTGTGTCCAGCCAGTCGCAGCGAATCTGACAGGCTCGGCCCATCCACTCAGCACGGATGACGTGCTCAGCGACTCCGTGAGCCATCAGCATTCCGGTGCGTTCGTGCTGCTGCACGTTCGCCGCCATCTTGCTCATCGCGGCGTAGTCATCGGTCGAGATCACCGGTCTGGTCTGAGCTGCGGCCCATGCCCGGAACGCCTTTGTCTGCGTGCCGTAGGGCTGCTGCGTTTTTTCGTTGATCGGCCCGTCAGCGACCAGGTACTCATCGTTAAATCGCTCGGCTTCCAGCACCATGCAGTGAAATGCCTCGCCGAAAAAATACGCATCGCGTGCCGGCTCGCTCATCAGCCCGATGCGGTGATAGTGGTAGACCTGCGGGCTGCGTCGGAATCGCGTGAGTTGTGTTGAACTCAAGTATCGATCGGTCTTCGAGTGATACAGTTCGGCGACTTCCTGGATCAGTTGCAGTTTTGTGGTGGTGGTACTCATGATTACTCCTTGAGAATCTGGAACACTTCCGGGCTCAGTTCGACTGTCTGCAGGTCCACATCGGCGGCAGTCACCGGCATCGATCTGCGAATTTTTTTGACGCAGCGGGAAGCCCCCTGTGAGACCATCCGCCGGATCGCCGCTTCCACCGGGCACGCTCCCGGCTTGTAATACTTCCAGTTCTGCAGCGTGTGCAGAATGATGTCCTGTGCGAGATCGTCCACTTCGAGCGATCGCAGCGATGTCTGATATTCCGCTGCGAGTCGCCGTGCGACTGCGTGTGCCAGAGTTGTCAGCAGGCAGTCGCACGCTCTGCCTGTGACTGTGCTCCGCACATCGATGCAGCCCCATTCATTCATTGGCGACCATCGGCATCAGCAGGAACTGCCAGCCGCCATCGTGCGAAAAATGCACAGCTCCGTCTGATCCGTTGTGTGCGAGTGTCACTTCACAGTCGGCGACCGGTTTCAGTCCGTCCGTCAGATAATCGGGATCGATTCTGAATTCACACTCGCCGAGCAGTTCGAGCTGTCGCGTGATGTCTGCTGTGCCGATGTCAGCACCGGCACCGGTGGCACTGATGCCGGCGGTTGTGATCGAGACCGTCACCGCTCGCGTTTCTGCCGCGGTCACGATTGCAGCGGATCGAACGGCAGAGAGCAGTTCGCCGGCCGGCAGCGAAAACGTCGCACCGCGGGAAGCGGCTGACGCGATCTTCTGCCATTCGGGGAATCGCCCGGCACATTCCTGACAGGTCAGCCGGGCATCGCCGCACTCAAACACGATGCCGCCTGCCAGGCCGAACCCGAATCGGCACTGATCGCCGCGATCGAGCAGCCGCACGAGCGTTTTCAC